AAAAAGTATTTAACAGCAGTAATCTTATAATCTTCGCTTTTATGTGAGGGCATTCAATATATATATTATGAATAAATATATTGAAAAAACGGCGTTTTAAATCTTCAAGGGTGTAATATAAGGGGCAATAAAAAAGGAAAATAAAAAAAATGTATTTACACATTAAATTCTTTTATAAATAAAAGAAACACACGAAAAAGTACAAAACAATGAGTGATATAATGGACATGCCTCAAGTAGAACATGCGCTATTGATTAACGACATTCGGGAGTCATCAGAATTCCGAGGGACTACATTTTCGGGTTACAAAAAAGCTGAAGTGAAAAAACAATTGTTACTAAATTTAGGAAACGGACAAATTGAACAATCGTGTTATTGGACCGCCGAAATGGTTTGTGCGGGACATTTTATGGATTTATGGGAAATATTGTTGTTTTATTTAGGCAAGTTCATTCATTTAGCCAATCCTAAATTAGCGGTGTATTTACACAAGCGTTTTATGGTATTTCGTAATATTATTGTACAGGGGTGTGATGAAATGCAAATACGCAATAATCCTACCATACGCAATATGTTTGTAGAGATTGTGTCAGTATTTTGTATTTCGCCCAAAAAACCAGCATTAGAGCCGATAAAAATAAAAGCACAAGAAGAGTTTGATATTACAAAGATAACTGAACGATTAAAGGCACCGTCATCCGAATTTGCCGAGCCGATATTAAAACATCGTGATCCCAAGGAAATCACAATAGCTATCAATGAATTTTGTTATCATATATCGAAAACGGATGGTCATATACCCAATATGGTTCATGCGTGTTTTTGGCTACAATGGATTATCGAATTTGAGGCCATGTGTAGAAAACAAAAACGTCCATGTATAGGAGACTCTCGAGAGAATATACCGGTAGAATATAAATACCAAAAAGAGATCATATGGATAATATGGGACGCAATACTAGAACAATGTAAAGCCGATAATTATATTACTAGTATAGTGAATGCTATTTTGAACCTATTTTGCATCAAGTTCTCTCCAACTTCGATAAAAAAACGATCTTATCTTTTGTACTTTGCAATATCGATTACAATTGAACCATTTGTACGAAATACAACTATGATATCAGATAAAAATATAATAGAACATTCTATTTTACAAGGATCAGCAGTTTATAAACAAATCAAAAAAAACGAAGTCTCTCCACAAACCGATTATTTGTTTTCAGGATTACATGACCCGAATGCAACTCAAAAGTCATTACATAGATTTGAAATGGTTCATTCTATTTTTGGAGATTCAAATAATCTAACATCAAATAACCCAAATGAAAATTACACCGACTAACATATGACAAAACACATGTTTATAATCAAACTATAAAAATGTGTTACTAAAACTGACTACGGCGTAATATCAAATATTTAGAAACTGGAAAAGTTTCCAAATGTATTCGCAGCCATGGGTTCCATGATCATACTTGGTGTATTTGCGGCAGGGTTTCCTCTCATCATAGTATCATATGAAGGGTTTGCTTGTGTAGTGGTCATAGGAGCCGGTGGAAATACATCTTGAGATGTGCCTAAATGATCTCCTTGACTAGGTACATGATTGGATTGTGCGACAGATGCAACAGCTCTATGTTTTTGTACAGGTGCTGCTCCGCTAATACTATTACCAGACCAAAGTTCTTGCAGTCTATCTATTAGTATATTGACTTTAATACCCAACTTGGTTTGAATACTAAGAACGACAACCAAAAATGCTAAAATAACATTGGTCAAAGAAAGACTTTCGTATTTGAATTCACTATAAGTAGGGATATACGTTATAATTCTATGAATAATGACAATACCTACAAACATAATAATTAATTGAATTAATATTTCTACAAATATCTCTAAAGTTGATTTATCAGAATCAGCTTCTGGAATGAAGCGTTGAATCGTTTTATTTAAAATGACAATTGGAACTACACCAAGTAATGAATATTGTAGTACATTAATGACTTCGGCTTTTCCTTCTTCTGTTGTAGAAAATACATGATTGAAAAATGTTTTTCTCGAAGTGGATGCTTCCATTGAGTTAAATACACCTCCCTCTAAACTCATAATATATTATTCTATTTTATTTTATTATGAAATTACTAGAGAAAATAATTACAAAAATTGTTTTTGAAATTTGAAAATATAATCTTTATATTTTATATTAACTGCTAGTTTAGTAAGCGCGAATGGTAGCCATTTTGTCAATTTATAATGCTTAAACGGTGTATTTATTGACGATATCCAATCTGTATGAGTATAATTCTCAAAATCGAGCTTTGCGTAATTTAAACGATATAAATTCATCACCTCGTCGAAATAACAATTTAATGTGTAATTATTAATGGTATATTCAAAGTACAAATGTTTGCGTTTATTTTCCAAAGGGTCTGATTCTAAATATTCGTTCATATTATTACCCATCGGTATTTCGAAATAATTTTTACGTGTATAATGTGCAAGTACATGTTTAGTAACATCAATTGTCGATTCTCCATACATACCCCACGTAGCCTTGGTTACATACATACTTACGTCTGATTTTAGTATTACTGTAACGTCCCATTCGAGTAACAATTCATTCATTTTACTAATATTAAAGACATTTTTTGCTTTTCCAATCAATTTCGACTCCGTAGAAATAATATCATCGTGTAATATGATAACACAATGTCCTGGAAATTGTTTTCCCATTATAATCGCACATAATAGAGGCATAAACGATACAATATCAAAGCCATCTAATTTACAGTACAATAATTCTCGTGTAAAGCGATTTTCTATACATTTATCATAATGCCCTTCTTTGTATTCCGTTTCATACATATTGTACAGTGTATATATATTGTAACAATTAATACATTCTTGACGAGAACCAATTATGAAAAATTCCGGATCCCATTTTGTTTTCAAATGACTGACAGTCAATGATGCCAAGTATTCACTTGTAGTCCACCAAAAATTACCTGAATAATGAGGTGGATTTTCCGGTGTATAACGACTCATTTCGTTACATCCTACTGTATCATAAATATCCAATAATCGAAGACAACGTTCATATTGTCGTACTGTACAATATAGCATATAATTGATCCAACTAACAATAGTACGACGGGTTTCACAGTCCTTAGGTCGCGATATCCCCTTTGTATGCAAATATAGTAATTTGTAGCCTGGATTCATAGATGCAAATGAATGCATTACTCGTATGGTTGGTATTTCGAAAATACTAGGGTCATAATCATAATTGATGACTTTAATTTTAGAATGCATCGATTCTATTAATTTTACATTTAATGGTTTTCCTGTATTATTGACATAAATGAAATCGAGACAATAAATAAAAGGGCTATTGATAAGATAATTCAATAAATCTATTAATTTTTCATCTTTCCATATATCTAATGTTGTACTATGAATAAAACACCCTATTTTGTTCATTTTTATAGTGAATTATAAGTAAATGGTATTTCTTTAACAATAAGGATATATTACTATTTATTAGTTTTTTACTATAATTATTAAAAATACGGTAAAATTGAAAAAAAATCCGAATGATACGATTAAATCAATACAATATATAGTTACTTTTGTAATTTATTAATAATCAAACCGCAATAATCATGTCAATCGAAGAAAGTTCTTGCCCCATATGTTATGAAGCACTTTGTATTAATGGTACCAATGTTTTACAAACCGAATGCAAGCATAGTTTCCACACAAACTGTTTATTAAAACATACTTCCATAAATGGATACAAATGTCCATATTGTCGTCATAATTTAGTCGATTCATCAACTACAGAAGAAGCACTTGATACTACTACGTTATCCAATCAATCCGTTTTCGATGAGTATCACAGAGTTTTCGATGAGCATGAAGATTATGGACGGTTTGAATCGGGTAGTGAATATGGAAGTATCAATGATGATGATGATGAAACAGATGCACAAATACCGAGTTTAGAATCGCAAATTTTAGATATCACTAACGAAGATTATACATTGGCACCGTTTCGATGGCTCATGCAAAAATGCAATAACGAAGTTGATGAAGAATATGTACATGAAGATGATATATTACCATTAGACATGATGTATCACACCAATTCTATGAATTATCAGGTGGACCAACAAAGGATCCAAAAAAACAAAGATGATTTAATGGAATTATTTACCATGATCAATAAAAATAAGATTCCCTATGAAAAATTACTAGCTGCATATATGTATCATATTAGTACTGATTATAGTCATGGTTTGTATGTGGATAAATGCAATTCAGATATAGAAAAGGCTTTATTATCTATTCATAAAAAGACTCCTAGTCGATATTGTCTTCGTATGAATCACTATGATACTTATCATAGTTATGATCATGAGGAGGAATAAACGTCTATTTGTATAACAAAAAATGTCTAATTATGTAAAAGAATATAAAAAATAAATAAAAAGTATTTATATACACATCCCTTATATTTGTACATAAACCATGTTACGGAATACAGTAGAAATAAATGAGTATAAGAACCGCGACCCATCATTACCAGCACATCCCGAAAACCAATATTTGAATTTATTGAATGATATTTTACAAGAAGGAACCTGGGAAAATGGTCGTAATGGTCGTGTAAAAACGGCTTTCGGTTCAGCACTCTTTTTTTCTTTGGAAGACAATATAATCCCTATACTTACTACTAAAAAAATGGCATACAAAACATGTTTAAAGGAATTGTTGTGGTTTATCAAGGGAGATACCAATAATACTCATTTAAATGAACAAGGTGTGCATATTTGGGATGGAAATACAACCCGTGAGTTTTTGGATTCACGTGGATTAACACATTATCCCGAAAATGATATAGGTTCTTTGTACGGATTCAGTTGGAGATTTTACAACGCAAAATACGAAGGTTGTGATAAAGATTATACGGGTAAAGGTATCGATCAATTGCAAAATGTAATCAATATGCTGAAAGATCCTGCACAAAGAACATCACGACGTATGGTAGTAACCGCTTGGAACCCAGAGCAATTAGACGGAGGTTGTCTTCCCCCGTGTCATGTCATTTTCCAATTCAATGTTACAGATGGTAATAAACTGAGTTGTGCAATGATGCAACGCAGTGCTGATTGTGGCTGTGGCGTCCCATTTAATATTGCTTCGTATGCGTTTTTAACTTGTTTGATTGCTAAACATTGTGATTTAGAGCCATATGAATTTGTACATTATATGAATAATTGTCATATTTACGAAGAACATATTGAACCACTACAAGAACAAGTAAAACGTGATCCAAAACCATTCCCTAAATTGACTATACTCAATAAAAGGGAAAATATTAGCGATTATACGATGGAAGATTTCCTTATTGAGGATTATCAACATCATGGACCTATTAAATTGAAAATGGTTGCCTAAATCAATATTAAAATAAAATTCGTTAGAAAATATAGAATACTGAACTATTGTATATATTTTTTTACTTCTCTCGTATATTAAAATCATTAACAATGAAGGGACCTACTCAAAGATCGATCAATTCATTTTTTGGAAACCCGGTACCGCCGAAGGCGGTAGAACCCGTACAAGAACAGGTGAAGTCCAATTCCGTTTATATTTATACAGATGGATCATGTATTAACAATGGTACTGCTCGTGCAAAAGCTGGTATGGGAATCTATTTTGGTCCAAATGATCCTAGAAATGTTTCTATGCGTGTAGAAGGAAAACAATCCAATAATACTGGCGAATTGGGTGCATTATTTTGTGCAATGAAAATAATAGAGCCTAAAACAATTGACGATCCGTCCTTGAAAGTTGTATTTGTAACGGACTCAAATTATTGCATTTTATGTATGACATCGTATGGAGACAAATGCGCACGTGCGAATTGGAGTAAGGATATACCCAACAAATCCATTGTACAAGAAACATATCAACTGTACAAGAAATATGAGAGTTTGTCTCAATGGAACATTAGGCA